GCCGTAGGCGTCGCCCGCCAGTGCCACTTCGTCGGCGGGCGGGGCATGGAAGATGATCGGCTGGTCGGGCGTTCCCTTCATCGGGATGATGCAGCCGGTGCCGACGCCCAGATCGATGCACATTTCGTGGGTCGAGGTGGCGAGGTCGCCCGCCTCCATGAAGGGATACATGAACTCGCCCTGGCGCTCCAGCGCGCGCTCCAGCGCCATCAGGGCCTTGGCCCCGTCCGGCCCCTGGGTGCCGAGGGCCTGGCGGACCAGCGCTCCCGGCACCAGGGCGCTGTAGGGTGCCCGCCAGGTGCATGGCGCTGACGGGGGCCGTCATGTCGAACAGCCGGTCGCTCACCTGCTTGGTCTTGCCGTCGCCGCCGGGCTTCCTCTGCGGGATGGCGTAGTCGTAGGCATCGCGATACAGGCTGTCCCAGCCGGAGTGCTGCGACCAGGCCCGGTCGGCGATGCGCTTGCGGAGGGCGACGGTGGTTTCGGTCATGTGGGTTCAGTATCTCGCGAGATTGGCGGTGATGGCGTCGAGCTGGCCTTGGGTTCTGGCGCCGGAGAAAAACAGGCCATGGCGGAGGGTGCCCAGGAGTTCCGTCGCCGCTTGAATGCGCTTGCCGAAGCGGACAGTGGTCAGTCCGGCGGGAAGGCCCGCGACGGTGTCGGCCACAAAGCCGTTGGCACCGCCATTGAGCGACGCGAGAATGTTGTTGGTTTCGTAATTGCCCGCGACGGCGTTGCGAGTGTACAGCCCCGCCGTTGGATTGGTGGAATTGAGCGTCGCCACCACCACGGTCGCGGTGCGGACGACCGAGCGCGCGCCGGGCACGGTGCTATGTGACAAATGCACTGAATTGGTGTTGGCCACATTATCGTCCACGGTCACCAGTCCGGCCTCCAACCCCGGCATCGCCGTTGGCATGAACACCGCCGCCATGCAGAGCGGGAAGGCCAGGCCAAGCGCGGAAAATGCCAGTTCGGTGACGGTTCCCGCCACAATGGGCGTCAGGCCCGCCAGGTGCTGGGTGCCAAACGATGGGTTGGTGAAGGTGGTGAACTCCGCTTCGCGATGTTCCACACCCGCCCAGAAATAGCGGCGGCGCACGAAATCGAAATGCGCCGACGCCTCCGGATAGGGAAACGGGCGCGAGCCGAACACCGCGACTTGCCCGCGAGGCCACATCAGACGGCCACGCTATGCAGCGTCACGACCTTCACAACGGCCGAGCCCGGAGTGAACGCGCCCACCGTCCGCAGATAGGCGAACAGGCTGGTGCCCGCGAGCTTGATCTGCTTGTTGATCTGGTCGACGCCCACATACAGCGTGGACCCCAGGTCGGCGGGGGCGCCGAGGCTGATCGAACCCAGATAGGAGGCCCGGTCGCCGGCTGGCAAATCCCAGGGCACGTTGTCGAACAGCGCCGATGGCGGAGTGACACCGTAGAGGTCGAGCATGAAACTGGTCATGCCCAAAGGGATGGCGGCCACGTCGATTTCCAGCGCTGCGGAGGTGAGCATGATCCGCCCGCCGCTCGGCCCCATGTTGGCGAAGTTGAGTGCGGCACTGGCCGCTACGCTGGCGCCCACGACATCGTTGGAGATGTAGGAGAGGACATCGGCGGGGCGGGCGAAACTGACGGAGGCGCTGTAGGCCTGTGAGGCAAGGGCCAGGCCCGGCGCACCCGCGGCCATGCCGCCGATGACGACTTCCGGGGCGTGGCTGCCGGTGCCCAGATCGACAAACCTGCGGAAGAAACCCTGGGCCGCTGCAATGAGAACATCGGCCATGGTCAGGCCACCGTCGAGGGAAGCTGCGAGGGGCCGGCATCGGCCAGCAGGCGGCGCCCGCGGGCCTGACGCCGGATCAGCCCGGTGCGCGCCGTTTCAGCATTGAGGGAGCCGAGCTGGCGGGCTTGGGCCACGCCCTGTTGCGCCCGCGCCAATGCCTGGGCCTTCTCGGCCTTTTTCGCCGATGCCCCGGTCAGCATGTCGATCACTCCGCCCATGGCGAGTCTCCCTGAATAGCCAGATCGAACCATCGTTGAAGCCGCCGGGGGAAAACCCGGTCAGCCTGGCCATGCGGCCCGCCCGCGCGTCGCTCTCGCGGATGTGGGCCACGACCAGGATGCCATCATGGGCCAAGATGCTAAGCGTCAAGCGCGCGAGCCGCACCAAGGCCACCATCACCCGCGCCGCTCCCGGTTTCACCACCATGACAAATTCCACCCGCCGCCGCCGCTGAACATGCAGCGTCGCCAGCGCCACGGGCTCGCCGTCGTGGGCAACAAGCCAGGTGGGCCAGCGCCGCGCCTGGAACGGCAGCACCTTGCGGAGCAGGGGACGCCCGCCGGCGAAGTGCAGCGCGTCCAGCGCGCTCGCTTGCCGCAGGCTCAGACCGCCCATACGTCGAAGCTCTTTTTGGGCGCGTAATGGCCCTTGATGCCCACCACATTGCCGGGCCGGCCCATCTGGGCGGCATCGCTGATGACGCCCAGGCGCCCGCGGTGCCCGAGACACAGATATTGCAGCGCGTCATGGACGTGGGAATATTCGTTCTTCGCCACCGCCAGCTTGTCCGTCGCCCCCGCCGTCGACTGCTTGGTCAGCTTGTAGTGGGCCGCGAACCCGCCGATCAGGCGCTTGCAGCGGGGATCGACGATCAGGCCCGGCGTGTTGCCGTCGATGCGCTTTGAGAGATACCAGCGCACCGCGTCCTGGCGGAGGCCCGGTTCGTTCGATGGCGCCGGTTCGATGTTGATGTTCAAGGCCCGCGCCACGATCTCGACCCAGGCGAGCTCGCCCGCCTGCCGGTCGGCGCCGTAAAACGACGATGGATCGGAATAAGCCTCGCGCACCGCGAAGCCCGGAAAGTGGGTCAGCAGCACCTCGAACAGCATTTCCGAAAAGCGCGCCGGGCCGGTGCCGGGTTCGGCGCAGACCTCGTGATAGACCCGGAGCTGGCCCGTGGGCATGAACTGGCCGATGACCGCCGCGGGCGATCCGCCGGCGTCGAGGGCGATCGCCAGCGGCAACCCTTGCGCGGGTTTCAGCGCCGCGTCGGCCCGGTGGATGCCGAGGGCGAATTCCTGTTCGTAGACCGGGCGTCCGTCGAGCGCATAGCCGGGTTCGCCATAGACGTAGCGCCGGGCATCGTTCGGCGTCATGGTCAGCAGGTCCTGTTCATAGGCCGAGCGCGGCTTGCCGATGCGGTTCTCGGCCACGGCAGAGAGGCCCGAGGGTTGCCGGAACAGCTTGTAGAGAGGCCAGCTTTCCGGCTCCTCGATCAGTTGCTTCACCACCCAGTTGTCGAAATCCGGCGGGTTGCAGTCGCCCCACACCACTCGGGGCAGCAGGATATCGTCATCGTCGATTTTGACCCCGGCCTGGCGCATGATCGAGACGAAGGGTTTCATCACCCGGTCCAGTTCCGAGGGCGCGATCTGATTTACCGCCGGATAGCGGCCGGTGCGCGAGAACATCAGGCCGGGAACGCGGGGGCCCAGCATGTCGCATTCGTTGAGCCACACGAAGCTCGTCTCGAAGCCCTTGGCGAACTGCTCGGGGTTGGCATCGCCGATTGCCGCGAACTGTGCGGTGAACTCGACTTTCACCATGCGGTGATCGCGCGGCGTCTGCCATTCCAGCTTGTGCAGCACCGGCCGGTCGATGCCGCCGGTGTAACCGTTGGGTTTGACCGTGAATGGATGTTTTTCTGGAAAAAGCATTTCGTTGTGCCAACTCTCCAGCGCGGTGCGCGACAGATCGCGGTAAGTGTCGCGTAGCACTGTCATCTTGCAGCGGATCACACCGTCGCGGCACACCGGAAACCAGTTGGCCGCCAGCCACGCCCCCTTGTAGCCGCTGCCCATCGTCTTTCCAGAGCCCCCCGGACCCATGATGATCGAGATTGGATGGGTGCTCTCGATGAAGGAGGCCCCGATCGGCCCCGGCGGCTGATATTCCTGGTAGGTCGTCTTCTGCGCCATGCTCTTCCCGGACCCGATGTCTTTTCCCGTGTGTGGAGGCCGAGCCTAAACCGGCTGGCACCGGGTCAAGTCACCGGGCTGGCCCGGTGTGTGTGAGAGCTGACCCCCCTAGAGGGGGTGGCGGCCGCGCGTTTTGGAAATTCGGCAAGTGCTGCGAGGCTGGCGAGAGCCGCCCTGCCCTGCCTCTGCCCTCTGGGCCAGGCGGCGAGGGCCACGGCTCACGCGCGCGAGGCCGAGGGTCTGGACTGCTGATTTTCAATGAGCCGGTTTGACAAGGTCAACCCCTTGATCTTTCTCGGCATTGTCCTCGCGTCCGACGGCATCCTGTCCGACTGGCGCATGGGCCCCTTGATATTGCTCGGCATTTCCGAACAACGAGAACTTCTCCGCCAGGCGCTGGCCGGGCTGCGACAGCGGCCCCGCCATGAACACGTGCAAGGTGTTTTTGTCGATCTGGAGCGTCTGCGGCTTCTTGGCCAGCATGTAGGGCAGCAGCGCCTCGGCGGCCCGTATCTGGAGCTTCATCCGCTCGATGTCGGTCCAGTCGGCCGAGACGATCTCCATAAGCCGCAGGATCGGGTTCTTGAAGCCGCGCGCCTCCAGGTAGTCGAACACATCGTCGTTGCGCCGGTTGGCCGAGCCCGCCGGGCGCCCGCGCCGCCTGGCATTGGAGACTTCCGCCAGTTCCCCCAGCCGGTCGCCACCCTCGGCAAACAGCCCCGGCAGCTCGCTCATGCCGCGATCGATCTCGTCCTTCGCCGGCACATCGAGCGCCGTTTCGCCGCCCGGAAAAAGCGGTGTGTCTGCCCCTTCCTGCCCCTTTTCAACTGATTTTTCGCCCGCCATTTCCGTCACAACCTATTGTTTATGCAGGACGAAACCGCCTTAGTCCACACCATAGGAATATTATAGATGGTAGCAGAATAAAGTGGTTTTGTAGCAATTTGGTAGCAGCATTCGGCAAGTATTTTCATATACTTATCTTTCACGTAACCACATAACCACATAACCACCACCTCTCACGCGCGGGCAGGCGCGCGCGCGTGAGAGAGACATTCGTGGTTATTTGGTTATGGACCACAGATCACCATGTTAAGTCATTGATTTAGTTCGGAAATCCAGCGTAACCACTTAATAACCAAAACATAACCCGGGTTACGAGCCGATGACCCGCCCCGAACCCGGACGGTCAGGCGCAACGTTCCCATGCCGCGCGGCGTGTCAAGTGTCAGTGCTGGCCGCAGGCCCTCTTTCCTCCCCAATCGGGCAAGGGCGATGGACTGAGCGTGGCTCTAGACTAAGGTCATAGATAGTTGTTCGCGCGCCTGAACGGCGGCACGATTAAGCCACAGGCTTTCCGTTCTAGCGCGCGCGCCATCGGCGTGGGCGGCCACGTCGAAGCGCTGCCACGACGCCAGTGCCGCGTCATAGATCGGGTGCCGGTAGCCCGAGATCGCCACCATGCCATCGAGATCCATAATCGCGGCGAGGAGCGCCCGGTGCTGATCGTCGTTCATGTCGTGGGTGTAGCCGCCATAGGCCTGGTGATAGGGGTTGCCAGGAGCGCGGGTGTCCCAGACATAGGGCGGGTCGATGTAATGCAGCGTCCGGGGTCCGTCGTGATCGGCCATGACCGCCACCGCATCCTTGTTCTCGATAATGACGCCCCGCAGCCGATCGACGATTGCCGCCAAGCTCGCCGGGTAGCTCCGCCAGTCGGTGGCGGGTGTCGTGCCGCTCCGCGTGCTATTCTTGCGGAAGCCCGTCTTGC